AGTCTTTGGATTAGCTACGCGTGATGCGAGCATGCGCAGTAGATATGACGTCACCTACCTCTTTGACACCTGGTGCAATTACATGCTTCATGTTAAGGGTGTAATCATGCCAATTTTCGTAACGCTTGACAGAAAGAGACATAGGCATCGCAGCATGATGGGAAGGACAAACCATTTTGCGAATCATGTCATACCACGTAGGAAGTTTTTGCAAATCCTGTTGCAACCAATACCTGTAATCAAGCCCAAACCTGTGGTCAAGGTCCTCTGAAAAATCGCTGTGTTTGAATACAACACCGTGACTTTCCTTAACAATATCCCACACCTCACTAAGAACGGCATAGGTTGAAAGACCACTGCCTACAGTGTGTGCATATCCAAATATTTTTGCTTGGAAGTTTTTGATTGTCAAAGGCTTGACACTGTCAACAAATAATTTTGGTAGGACTTTGAAACTTTCACGTGCAAAGGCCCAATGTGCAACACCATAATCACCATCGCTGCAGTATTTGCAAGGAACAAGTACCCATTGAAATTTAAGGAAAGTAGGAAATTCTACTTTTGATGGAAGACCAAAGCAAGATTGACAACCTTTGGAATAAATGGGATGGACTGAACAAGTAGACGAACGATCCCAAGATTTGCCAGAAGGAAGAACATAAGAAAATAAGCGCGTATGGATCTTAAAGTCATCCAAAGGCACTTCATACCTAAACATACGCTTCATGTGTCCGGGTATGGCTTTAAGCTCATCTTCTGTAAACATGCCATCGTCTGCACGTCCATCACCATGTTTACGTGAAAACATGGAAAGCTGGTCATCACCAAAAGCTTTTACGGTGACGTGGTCACGCCAATTGGGCAAGTCGAAAAAGCCTGGCTTGATTTCCATGACAACCATGTAAAAAGCGACAACATTGCACATGGTGTTCATAAAAGATGTATCCCAAGAACCACTCATCATACTTGAAGCAACAGCATACCAACCACCACCAGATGGACAATTAAAAACTTTGAATTTGTGGCATTCAATAACACGCAAGAAAACAGCAACGAATGCCTTTGTGTAGTTATCGAATGGTTGCAATTTGAAGAAAGGAAGAAAGCTCCTTGCAACAGAGGACAAGAAAGACGCGAGTGTGTGAATGTCCCATTTGCGGACATCCAACTCAACAGGAATCCATCGAGAAAGAAGCTTGGTTTCTAACCTGCGCACATTATTTTCAAAATTCCATTTACCATCAGGCATCATTTCACTGCTAAAAATTTGGAGATCGTTAATTGGAGTGCGAAACATTTCACTTGCAAAATTTACGGCCGACATGCCAAAGAAGGACATGCCTATACCACTGGGCTGGTTCTTAGTACAAGAACCATGACCACCAGAAGCTGAAAAGACACCATATATCATGCGAATGAGAGTGGTGAGTACGACGTGAACAATAAAAAAGAGACGCTCACCAGGCTTTTCAATAAAACCTCCGTCATCACCCAGTATGGGGGTTTTGATCTCCAACTTTGCAGAAGTCTGAAAGACGTTGGAATACTTTGAACGGGCTAGATCTAACATCTGATCTACAGTATCAAGATGCATAGACGCCAGAAAAGCATCAGTGATGTAAGTGGAAGTGGCAGAAGCCACTTGAAACTTTTTAGTGCCACGTGGCACATTGGTAATGACACCAGGTGCAGTGTCTTTTTCATCAACCACTACATCATTTATGAAATCAGGCAAATCTACGGAACCATATTCATGATAATGGCATTCTGAATGCATTAACTTAATACTTTTTGAAAGATTTGAAAAATATGAGTCATCGTGTTCCTCATTCAAAGTCGGCTGTGCAAAATAACTGAGAAGCTTTGGAAAATGATCGACACTATGTCCAGAATACCAAGCTTCATGGAAACCAAATGGTCCAAATTTGGAGTCAACTCGAACATTTGTTGCACATCTAGGACAACGGAAAGGTTTGTTGGTGAGGAGCATATTCATAAGATAGCAAACACCAACTGCATCAAATTTCAACCCACAAGTGGGATTCATGCAGCAAGCGTACGGGATACCCTCTTCCAGGACAACATTGCAATCCTCATAATTGCGCCTGCTATTAAATATCAGCAGGATGTTGATAACCTCAGTCCTATGACCAGGAGGAGGCCTGAACTTGACCTCATACAATTTTGGATTAACACCAAAAACAGCAACAGGAATCATTGTGGCACTGGCCGTAGCAACGACTTTAAGCAAGTGAGACAACTGCGTGGGAGTCTTAGCACGTGTGTAGTATAAGACCATTAGCTCCAAAGAATCAAGAAGCAACTCGGAAGTGTATTTTGAGGGATCATGGGCAACACCAGGGAATGATAAGACAATTTCCTTGGTGGCATTGGCAATCTTGTACACACACTCCTTACAGCTGTCATCTTTTTGTAGCTTGTGCTTGGAACACCGAAGTGCTTGGTAGGCATCATTGCGTGAGCTGTGTAACATGACACTGTTTAACGCATCTTTAAATAGCGCTAACTGGACGAACCATTTACCTTCAATCATGATAAAATCAAAAGAAAACTTATAAAGCAAAAACAAGTAAAAAGCTCTAGCAAATGATCCTTCAGGAAAATCCTTCTTCTTTCTCCGCAGTGTGTTAGACAGCAGATATGCAAACTGGGAAATTCGACTATTTACG